TGTGTTATACCACAAATAGCAGCCAACGCATATCTTCTACCATATGTTACAGCAGTACCTACTTGTTGACCTGTTAAATCTTGTATTGGAATTTTCATCCAAGTTCTAAGCCATTGACCAGAATTATGCATCAATGTAGTAGTGATATGAAATTCTCCAACACCTTGATTACTGCCTTGAACTAAAGCTATGCCATTCTTATTTAAATGTGGTAGAGTTGCACCTAATACTGCATGCAAATCTGCATATTTCCAATTATAACCTTTAGTTTTTCTAGCTACATCTTCCATCTCATATTGAGCAGAAACTAAGGCTTTGGTTAATTCATTTATGTTGTCTGATTTCCATTTTTCAGTACTCTTTTTTACGATTTGGGGGGCATTATCCCCTTGTGGAATTTTTTTCTCTTCCATGGGTTCTCCTTATTTAATTTGAAAATCTATACATTCTACGTTGAAGTAGTTCTTGCATTCTAGACTTTATAATACTGATAAATCGATCAGGACGTTTATCATTTAATGCTCTAAGATAGATCTCTAAGTATGTTTTGATAACAGCGTCATCAATTTCAGCATTTGTAAGCATATATTCCTTTATTTTGTAGTAAACTTGTCTCTCAATATAAGGACATATAAACTTACAAACAAGTTGAAATTAAGCTAAATTCATCTTTCTTGGTTTAGTTTTTGTATTGTTCATCCATCTCTGTAATCTTACATTGGTAAGCCAATCTTGAAGTGAAGGAATGAAGCTTAGATCTTCTAGAATATGCTGTTCAGCAATAGATTTTACTATTACTTTTTTTCCATCAGAATTAATTATGTATATTCCAAAGGTTTTCTCACATTCTGCTACACCAAGTGTATGATGCCTTAAAATTCTATGTCTTAAATCAGCACAATGAATTTTACTTTCATCAAACCAAGAATGGATAGCATGATAATCTTCTTCAATGCCACCAAACTTTTTTACACTTGATTTACAATGATTAAATGCCTTCAAAATTAAGCTTCTTATGTGTTACATCAGTAGAAATATCTCTTACATTTTGTTCATGATGTACTTTAACTTCATTTTCTTTAATATCCCACACAACATAACCTTGAGAACCTTCATTTATTTCCCAACCACCAGGAATTAATTGAAATAATCCATTCCATACAAGATCTTCATCAATATTACTTATAACATCTTTAAGTTGTTTTTGACAATCACCTTGACCAGGATATCCTGCCCATTTATGTTCATTCTCATTATCTACCCAGCAGTAAAATTCATCACCATCATCACCAGAACCAGCATATTCAAGAACTAATCTTTTGATATCAGTACCTTTTCTAAGACATTGAGTTCTCATTGCTTTTAATCCTTCTAAAGCTTTATTATCTCTATCAATACTAAGGTATTCATACCAACCACCATACTCACCTTCTTCATCTTCCAGTCTTTCACTACCATATCGACTCTTTGGCCAAGTATCTTTTGGTCCTAAATCTATGTATTTTAATTCTTCCATTATTATCTCCTATTTAGTTATAAAGGCTTTGATTTCTGAAAGTTTGACTTTTAATGCATCTCCATTCTTTAACCTACATTCAAAACCTAGCCCCATATCTGTTAAAAACATATATTCCTGTTTCTTTGGATTATAAGTACCTATTTGAAACGCATCTTTTACACAGTAGGTTTTTTCTTTAACCTCGTACCACTTGTTATCGCTTAATAGAATCTTTTTAACTTGAAAGTCATCAGATTCATAATCAATAAATATTCCCATTACTATTCTCCTTCTTCTTTTCGTGGACCAAAATCACTCTGATCTATATGATCCATTATTTGTTTAATAGGTTCACTAATATGTATTGATGTGTCTTTATAATTATCATGCTCACATGCGTGTCTCTGCGTAGCACAAGCATAACATTCTCTCATTAACAGATAATCACCATCATCTATACCATCAAGTATCTTTGTTTCTAACTGCTCTTGAGTTAATTCACCATCTTCCCATAAATCTTCTTGTGGAACTTCTTCTAGATCTATTGTCTTACATAATCTATCATAAGTAGCATCATCCATACCTTCGGTATTAAATAATATACTCTTAATTAGCTTTACATTGTCATATCTTGACATTATTCATCCCCTCTACTTAATACAGGTAATGTTTCTTTACCAACTACTAATGCACCACCATCATTACCTTCATCGTCTCTCATAGGATATACCCATGCGCCATTATCTAATTGAAATATTACTGGTTTATTATACCACATTGAATCTTTAGCCTCATCATCACTTAGATAGTCTACTTTAATAATCTTTTTACCTAGTAATTGTTTCTCTGCAAACTTAGTCCATTTATCATTTAGATTTTCTTTTTTTACGTCTTTTCCTTTTTCTGTCATCTTTCCCCCTTGGCTTATAGCCGAATATCATGTTATTAATTCTTCTTGCTAATCCCCATAGTATGCGTAATTCTTCTTTACTACCCATTATAAGACTCCATTTTCACCCTCTTCATGAGGATGTTCAATTATATTACCTTCTTCATCTAAAGGATTATAATCTGCGGTAAGTTTAGAAGAACAATCTTTAAAATTTTTATTATCTATATATTCTTCTAACCAATCTTCAAGTAACATTGTAATATCATCAAATAATCCTTCTATATCATGTAATTTATTATAGTTCATAAATACAGTAACTTGTTTTCTATGACTTTTATCTTCTATTGTTACTATAGGTTCTTCTTCACATAAATATAAACTATCTAATTGTTTCATTGCGATACTACAAAAACTTTTTATTAAATCTTTTAATGTTATTTCAGCTTCAAATGCTCTTACTTGATGTTTTGTTAATTGTTGTTTAATCTTTAGTATAATATTATCATCTATAGACATTATTTCTCCTTTATTTAAATTGATTCCTTCCACCACCACTGTTTCTACCATAAATGATCAGGCACAGTTCGCCTAAAGTGTAGGGGAATATAGAGTGTGAGGATCCTGGAAGAGGTTCCTGTGTGCTTTATTTTGGTGAGCATTATACTCCCCTAATAGTATGGGAGAAGCAACCAAGGCTTAAAGGAAGGGTCATGTATGAACCCAAATAGCCAAACTCCTCCCAATTTGGCTAAAATCCTAATTCTTTTATTACTTTTTCTACTCCTCCTTTACATTTACTTTTTATTATAGTTCTTGCTGCATTTCTACCGATTCTATGTTTAAAGCAAAAATTATCGAGTAAATGTTCAGGAATTTCTAATCTTTTTACAATTTTAATAGCTATCATTTATTTAACTCCCTATCTAGAGTAGATTTAATTGCAAAATAGTTAGCTTTCCAAGATTTTGCTGACTTTTCTAAGGCTTTATTTCTATGTACAGCCCAAGCTAATAACATAGCTTCAACTAATAAGAATATTGTTAAGGCAATTAACATTATTTATCCTCCTCTTTGTATATTGAGTCAATACTGATATTTAATTGTAACACATATTTCACTTTATCAGACATAGTATGTTTATCATGTGTTTCCCAATTTGATAATTGTGTTGGCTTATTAGATATAAATGTTATTTCTGGATGATCTTTTTCCATATTAAGAGTAACATGTTTTATTTCTTTTAACCCATAATAATTGCGAAGATCTTCTAATGCTTGAGATATTTTATATACATCACTCATTTTGTCTCCTTATATATTACTTCAGGTTTAGTTTTTTTCATCCAGTCTAATATCTCTTTAACAATACTATCTGGTGCTCTTCCTTCAATAATTATCTTTGACACTAAATGTCTAAATTTTATTACATTCATGAATTCTCCTTAAAAGTTGCCATCTGCTACTTGCAGACAGGTTAATTTACAGGCATTACGCCACATATCTACTACTTGATTTCTATCATCAAATACATATTTAACATCATAATCAGGTTCTATACATTCTTTATATATATCATATTTGACATAACAATCTTTTCTGTAATCACCTGCCTCTCTCATAATTAACTGATGATATGTACCATTTAAATCATTTTTCATAAATGTATCTAACCATGCTTTTGTTAATTCATATGTAGTATAAAATCCGTAATCATTGTCATCATTGTTTTTTAAAGCTTTATTTTCTCTTGCTGATAACATAATTAAATGTACTTCTACAAAAGGACTTTCATTTCCTGTTAATTTATTCTCTAACATATTTTTAACTGCAAAAACAGCATCTATAACAGGATAATTAGGCCTATCTTCCATTGCTTTTTCATATTCAAAAGGACTTCTTTTTCCCATCATTAATGCAACTGTACCATCTACATCGCATAATATTGCAGGTCTTTTATCTCCCTCATATCTTGCTTTTGTTATTCTCTCTTCATTGACTTTATCTTTATTCATGTTATTCCTTTATATTTAGATTAGTGGAGCTGGTGAGAATCGAACTCACATTACCTTTGTGCAAGGCTTGTCACCAACACGCAGGTCGAAACCTATCAGCCCCTAAATTTCATACATAGATTGAGATTACATCTATGGAAGATGATACTTTCAGAACATTATCACACTCACGTATGTTCTTTCCTTATCCACCAATCTTGCGACTAGTATATCATCAGGTTCAGCGTACACAACACGAAGTTGTCTCTCATCGCCATTTTACATCATATCTTTATCTGCAGCTTCAAACACAAATAGAACCGCTAAATCCCATATATATTATCTTACTACAAAACTAAACAACCCTTGCAGAGTTATCTAGCACTTTATTCACCGTAGTGTAAAGTATTAGAACCCTTTAGGACATGACGTGCCAAGTCTTTTGCATTTCGTATGTTCATTTTAGTTTGTCTGACATTAAAGGCTCAGACTGCCTTAATACAAAATTAGGAAATTAGCACTACTGCTCGACAGATGGCTTCATAACTATTGCTAGTCACGAAATACCACAGTTAGCGCCTGTAATGAGTGGTCGCTCACTACTCAATATTGCGTGTATATCTTATGTCACCACAAGACTATTACATAATACTATAAACCTCGCTCTAATACCTAACCATAAGTATTCAAGCTTTGAAACGAAATTCTGAGGTCCTTACACATTTATCTTTTAATGTCACCATCTCAACCCGATTTCCCACTCAGGTATGCAAATTCTCTCAGCCACTCGACCGTTGAGATTCTACACGATATGTGCTTGTGTCTATGAGCCATTTCTGGTGCTACTCACACTGTACATGCTTTCACTTTTACATATTACTATGCTTATTCTTATGGATATGACACTATCCAATTCTTTACTACTTAGTTACGGAAACTGGAGTCGAACCAGATGTCTCTAGCTTATGAGGCTAGTGTTGAAACCGTTTTACCCTTCCGCATTATATTACTTATTTCTTATGCCTTATAGACTTTAATGATCCTAATCGTTTCATAGGATTATCATCATATTTAGTCATAGCAAATGTACCAAATACTTGCTGATAAACAGGATATAATCTATCCTCTTCAATCATTGTATCAATCTCAAGAATACCACATTCACAACTAATTATGGCACTAAAGGTTGATGTAGTAACTATAGCTAACTCTTTACAATCAGGACAATCTATTAACATGTTTCTCCTTTTAAGCTTTAAGTTGTTAAATAAATAAGCCAAGCATGAGGCTAGATGAGACATTATAGAGTTACAAATATAATTCATACTAACCTCATACTTTCTAGTCGCTAGGCCAAGAGTCTGGTATAAGTTGGTATATATATCTCGTACACACGCACCTCTTATACCTTACGAATGAGAATGGAAACAATATGTGTGGCTAGGCAGTAGGATGCTCCCTATTATCGGGGTTTCCCTACTGCACCTAGCGACTACCACACTACTACACTATTATATGCCCCAGAGGTTTACTGATAGCTCAGCTCTTGCGTCCTCTAGCATTTCAAAGGCACTCTTCAGCGTATCAATAGGTTTAGTCCAACCTTTCGATGCGCACTTCATCTGCACTTTCTTAATCTTGGCAGTACAGATTCTAATCTTTTGAGACTTTCCTCTAAGAGACTGACTAGCTGTAATAGCTTCATCAATTAATTGCTCCGCTATTATCATTGCAGACTTCTCATCAACTAAGTCTTCGATTCTAAATAGATATATCATATGATCTCCTTTTATTTATCCATTTAAATAGATTAAATTTAATCTAAATCAAAAATAACGTAATTACGTTATAGTAAATCCCTTTTAAAGGGGTACGGTATCTATGAAAGACCACACACTAAAATTACACAATTTTTGAAACCTCTTGGTATTTAGATATTTAATATATTATATTAGCCTATTGGCATTCTAGCGAATATCATCCTTGAGGGCTTTGCAAGCAAGTAAAGGATCAGACGTTGGGTTATCTCCTCAAATAGAGGTAAGATTTGTCCCCGATAGCTAATAAAACAGACCCTGATATAATTCTTGATATGGGAGTGAATAACTGGTCAAAGATGAAATTCAGAAGTTAAAGATTTAAAATTGCTACTAGCTCTCAGGGGCTAGGTGTATCTAAGAGAGGCTTAAATGATAAAAAAGTATGTACTAAAGATATATTATAATACAGATACTGAGGAAATTACACATCTATCAGAACAGTTCTCAGATTGTGATGAATATAGATTAGTGGTTAACGATGAAGAGGTTACTATACCAGAAGATATGCAAGAATGTTTAAGTAAAGTAAATAGTGATGAAATTGGAGTTAGTTAACCAAACCCCTTACGGGGATTTGGAGTTTAAAAAGGGATAATTATGGCCAAAGTAGAACAAGATTTAGTAGCATCATACAATAATGATGAAAATTTAATCCAGAGAACACTCAAAAAATGGGAAATAAAGAAGCAGAGAAAGGCCCTTGAAAACCTCTATCCTGGCCTATCTGATGATGGTTTAGATACTGCTATAAAAATTAAAGATATTGGTAGAAATCTGCTGATAGAAGGCGGTTATGATGATTCTGATAAAATTACAACATCAACAGCTGGAAATTTAGGTCTAAAAGAAAATTATTATACTGTTGCTGACATTCGAATTAATGAGGAAGGTAACGCTATGTTATATTTATTTGGGGGTTTAGAAGGTGTATATAGCCCTGAAACAGCTGATACCTCTTATTTCTATGTAGATCCAGAGATGTCTGAAAATCTTAAAATTGGAGATAAGGTAAAGGGATTTTCAATGTTTAATATAATGTATCATGCATATAAATTACGAAATGAAGATTTAAGATAATAATGAGACATTATAGAGTTAACGGTATAAATCATACTGTATTTGATTCTGTCGAGGAAGTGCCACCAGAGATAAAATATCTGGAGGACTGGAGGGATGGTCATATAAGTGATTGGGTAAAGACGGACGATGATTGTGTAGTACAGATACTAAGAAGAGGCAGTATGATGAAGCCTAAAGGAAAGGTTAGGGAAGTTGGTTATATAGGGACATGTACTGGTACATTTATAATATCAGATAAGAAGAAAATGGATAGTTCGAAAAGGGTCAATATTTATAGTATAGGTGGACATATAGATAGAGACACTAGAATAGAGACCAGAGAGAACCTTTCTAATAGAGAAGCATTATTTGTCCAATACCTGGCATCAGGCATAAATGCACGTACAGCGTATCTAAAGGCGTTTCCTACAAATGACCCGCACTATGCAAATGTACGTGCTGGACAACTTATAAAAACAACGAGGGTTAGGACGTATATGAAAGAAGAATTAAAGCCAGTAATGGATGAATTAGGGGTAGATGAGACCTTTGTAATTAGTGGTATAAAGGATGAAGCAGAAACTGCAGAAAAGGCTGATACTAGGTTAAAAGCTCTCTTTAAACTCTCTGATATATTAGATCTTGAGGATAAAAATACAACTCAAGTTACCCAATTAACTGGTGCTATGTTTCAAGGATTTACAGATGAAAAATTAAAGGAAGTTGAAAGGCCTAAGGAAATAGAATAATGACAATAGAACAACAATTAATAAATAATATGAACTACGATGGAACTATGACTCCTCTGGAAAGGGAAGTTCCCAATGCTCCTGAACAATGGACTGGGCTTAAATTTGTAGATGATACCGACTATGGTGATCAGGATCTTGAATATGGTGATGATGGTTATTCAATTGATGAAAAGTACGGTGGGCGTGACGTTAATATTGCAATCGAGGAGCATGCTGCACGTCAAAGAATGAAGGCCGAATATAGGGAGAAAAAGAGAATTGAATTAGCGGCATATACTGCTTACCTTAAATCTATTGAATCTAATCCTAATTTAGTAGAGAATCTCTATAACATACCAGGTCTTGACTATGAATATAACACAAAATCAGGATTAGCCTTAGATGCATTGGATTGGTTTAATACTAAACTATATGATGCTATGGACTATGGATTATCTTGGAGGGGAGAAGGTATGAAAAGCTTTTATGGCGAAGGTGGTACTGGACGATTCCCTGGACTCCTACCTCTTATATATAAAAACTGGGATAAAATTGTAGAGACTTTTACTTCAGATACCCCAGGAGACCCTGATCCAAGGATTATACATGAACCATCAGGAATGGGTGTAGAAAAAGGTTCAAGAGGTTCAACTCCAATGCCGATTTTACCAGATGGGAGACCTATGATAGACACAAGGCCAAGACAATAATGGCATTCGATTACGAAAAAGATTTTCAAGCAGACCAATGGTATCCAAAAGCAGATAGCCTATATAAGGAACAAGTATTTGGGCTTGGAGGTGAGATAGACCCTAGATTTCCTAATACTCAGATGTTTAATTTTGATACTGGAGACTATAGTACTGAATATTTAAGTACAATAAAAGATGCAGGGATAAATTTTAGTTATCAAAATCTAGGCCAAAGTCCACGAGATGCACATTATGCTAAACTTCAAAATGAAGCTATCTTAGGATCTTGGTCAGGAGATCAGAGTTATCTAGCTTTTCCAGGAGAGGGACTATTAGATGATATAAAAAGGTCTTATGGTAATGATCCAAGATTTTCAAAAGGTGGGAAATTAATATCTCCTTATAAATTTCATCAGTTTATAAGTGGAGAGACCTCTGGTATTGCAAATATATTTGATAAAAAAGATGCGCAGAATGAGATGATAAGTACAATATCTGGGTTTACTACAGATCAACCTGTAGATTATAATCCTTTCCCTGAAAGTAAATATCCTAATCATCCGCAGTATAAAACAACTACAGAATGAGTAAAAAAAAGAAAAATAGAACCTTTAAAAAAGCTCTAGAAGCTATTCCTTATCTTATGAGTACACAAGATAGGTATCTAGAGGTTTTAAATAGAGTATCAAGAAATGAAGCATGGCTAAAAGGTCATGAAAAAACATCAAAAAGGAAGTATTAATATGGCTAATGGAATAGAAGAAGCAATTATAAATGATATGCAACAATTAGATAGACGAGATTTACCTTTGCTATCTCAAGAAGAGATGAATAGAAGAGGGCTATTTTACGATGAAAGTTCTGGGACCTATAAACGCAGGGGTCAGGGAAATCTCTCAGTAAGTATTCCTGGCCAACCTCAAAAAACCTTTGCTGAAGATCCAGCTCAGTACATTAGAGTGTCTGAAGACGAGTTGAGTGGTCAGTCTGTAGATCCATATACAGAAACCGTTATAGGTGTGGGGGAAAATATTCCTACTGATATTTATACACGAGGACCAGGATATAGTAGATATAGAGATCCAGATGAGCCATTTTATCCGTACGTTAGAGGAGGCGACAATATCACCCCTCTTGCTAGTAGATTCGATACCCAAGCTGACTATGATGAATCGAGCATTAATTTAGATAATTATCGAAACTTAGCTAATTATTTAGATCAAATGATACAGATGCCTGAGACAATTGGAAAGGGAGGTTATTATGTAGACGACCAAGGTAATTTACAGGAATCTTATACAAATTTAGTTGGAGATGAAGTCAATTATGCCAGAGATAGAGGGGTAGACATGGCCACAGATGCAAAGCAAAAAGCTATAAATCAAATGTTGGGTATTCATCTAAAGGGAAAAATTGGTAAGGTTCTCCCTTACCCCATATATAGCGACAAGGATCTGTACTATTCTGGTTATGATGACTCAAATATGGCACTTGGTGGAGGTCAAGTCAGTCTTGATTATGGTGGAGACGTAACAGATATAGTACGAGGTTTAAAGGAAACTAGAGACGAATCTCAATATAATGTAGATGTAAGAAATCCTGCAGAAATGAAGAGAGTAATGGATCGAGACGTAAGTGAACAAGCAAGAAAAAAAACAGCCTATGAAACTCAAGACGAGGGGTGGTGGTTAGGTAAACTTTTAGGTAGAAATAACCCCAATGCTGGCATTAAATTAAAGGATAATAGATACTATGAAAAGGGTGATAGAGGATACTATGAGGATTAAAAATGATATATAAAACTTTACAAGAGCTTAGATTACTTCCAAGTGAAAAGAGTGAATTTAAAAACATGAAGCTTCGGTTCAGTGATAAAAGAAGACAAACTCTTACTGGGATTGCACAACAACAAGAGTACGCAACTACTCTAAGTTCTATAAATAAAAAGAAAGATTTACTATTAACATAAGGAATTAAAATGGCAAATATTAATCCTAAACGAGATCCAGATAGATTTACAATTCCTGAAAAATTAGATTATTATAATAATAAGAAGATTGAAAATCAAGCTATTATAACAAAAATAAATAGCTATTCTCGAGAACTTGTAGATCCTCATAGCATTAAACATCTTCAAGATTTATTAAATAAACATGTAATTGGGTATAGAGGAGATCAGACTGAATATTTAGAATTAGACGGAATTCTTGGAAACGAGACGTTGAAATATTTAAAAGAGTATCAAGCTCTGCGTAGAGTTTATGGCATGAAAGCTGCAGGCTCTGATTTTACTTTAAATAAAAAAATATATGATGTTCGTAATCATCCTAATAGGGAAGCAGTTATAGATAGTATTTATCAACATAATAAAGATATGTATGATGGAAATATCCATTGGGGAGATTATAAATATATGGAAGAATATCAAAAATATCTAAAATAGTGGCAAACATAAATCTACATGATGTTTCAAAAGCAGAGGAAGATTTAAGGTTAGCTAATAAAGACTTAATAGCTTTTGGTAAATTATTTTTACCTGATGATTTTATGAGGTCAGAAACTCCATTTTTTCATTATGAAGTAGCTGATACTTTAATGAATGGAGAAGAACGACAAGTTGCAATTATTTTACCCAGAGGACATGGTAAAACAGTTTTAACTAAATGCAATATAATGCATGATTTTTGTTTTACAGATGAGCCTTTATTTTATGGTTGGGTTGCTGCTAGTTCTAAAATATCAGTACCTAATCTAGATTATATAAAGTATCATATTGAGTATAACGAGAAGATAAGGTATTATTTTGGGGATTTAAAAGGAAAAAAATGGACAGAAGATGATATTGAACTTAAAAATGGCACTAAACTTATTTCTAAGTCTAATCTTTCTGGTATTCGTGGTGGTGCCAAGCTACATAAGCGTTACGATCTTATTGTACTTGATGACTTTGAAGATGAAAATAACACGATCACACCTGAATCACGCTCCAAAATCAGTAATCTTGTCACAGCAGTTGTTTTCCCTGCACTTGAACCAAAGACAGGAAGATTGAGAATTAATGGAACACCTGTACATTATGATTCTTTTATTCAAAGGATATTAGTTGGATACGAGCATGCTAAGAAAGAAGATTCGCCCTATAGTTGGAAAGTGATTACATATAAAGCTATACAAGATGATGGTACTCCTTTGTGGCCTTCATGGTTTGGTCATAAAGAGATGACAAGAAAAAAGAAATTTTATCAAGACAGTGGTACTCCTCAAAAATTTTATCAAGAGTATATGATGGAAGTTCAAAGTGAGGAGGACTCTATTTTTACAAGAGATCATATTAAATATTGGGATGGAACATTTACAAAAGATGAAGAAACTGGAATTACATATATTATACCACATAATGAAGATGCTAAGCCGTGTAGTATATATATCGGCGTGGATCCCGCTACTGATTCAGCTAGGCGTAATTCGGATTTCTCTGTTATTATCGCTGTTGCAGTAACGCCTGATAATAATATATATGTTTTAGATTATATAAGAGATAGAACTTTACCTGTTTTAGGAATACCTGGGACAGAAAAAATTGGAATTGTAGACCATATATTTAGATATGCAAAATTTTATAACCCTAAGCTTTTTACAATAGAGGATACTACAATGAGTAAACCTATATTCCAAGCTTTAAGGGCAGAAATGAGAAGAAGGAATGAATTCATCATTCCATTTAAAGAAGAGAAACCTGGAAACAGAATGAGCAAAAGAGATAGGATCCAAGAGATTATGGCTCAAAGATTTGCTGTTGGTCAGGTTCATATAAAAAAAACACAGTACGATTTACATAGAGAAATAATGACATTTGGGCCTAGAATGGCTCATGATGATACAATAGATGCATTGGCATATGCATGTAAGTATGCACATCCTCCTCAGGGGTTATCTGAGAATAGGGATGGTTGGTATAAAAAGAAACGTGAAGCAAAACATTGGATAACAGCTTAGGAGAATTATGAAAGACGATTCAAATATGTTTCAAGAGCTAAGGAAATAAATGTTTAGTGCAGAAGAAAAAAAAGAAAACGTAATGAGAGAACAAATTCCACAAGATTTATTAATAGATCTTGTTAAAGCAGGAGATCAAAATTTAGTTGATATTCTTTTTGAACAAAATTATAGTCTTGACACTGAACTTGCACGTGAAGATTCGTGGATAACTTATGCTGATACTGCTCCAGGGCTAGTTAAAGGGACTTTAAGAGAAGATAAATGGGATACTCCACTAGATGAAATGTCTGCATATTCAGGATCATTTGGTGATGAGCAACTAGAGATGGATTCTCAATGGGCTGTTGGTAATCTTATTGATATGCTTGAAGATGAAAAAATTAGGGCTTTTATAGAGCCATATGAGGAGAAAGGATATGGTTACTATACAATTCTTGAAGAAGACGAAGGAATACCTGATTATCATTCGGCAGTTGTTTATGGAATAAGTGAAGAGCTGGCAGAAGAAGGCTATGAAGGAGATATGAATATTCGCAAAGGAAGTTTAAAAAATCAAGAATACGGGGAAGATGTAAATCTGACAGAGCATCATTTAAATACATTAGTTCATGAATTAATATTACATGGAACGGGTGGTTCTCATGTTAAATATGGAGGAACTTGGCAAGGATACGCACCTGAATATGATTATTTATCACGTAGATATATCGAGGAATTAGAAGGTAATCCAATATTACAAAAAATGAGAGACCAATTGAAGGGAATGATTTAAGTATGGATACAACTAGACGAAAGGATTAAGGAGAAATATGCCACGATTTGGAAATAAATCAAAAGCGAATTTAAAAACTTGTGATAAAAGATTACAAAAGATTTTTAATGAAGTTATAAAATATGTAGATTGTTCTGTATTGGAGGGACATAGAGATGAATACAGACAAAATAAGTTATTTGAAGAAGGTAAAACAAAAGTTAAATTCCCTATGGGGAGGCATAATAGTAGTCCTAGTCGCGCTGTGGACGTCACGCCTTATCCAGTGGACTGGGATGATAGAGAGCGACAAACTCTTTTTGCTGGTTTTGTGCTTGGGATTGCTAATAGCATGGATATCAAGTTAAGATGGGGCGGTGATTGGGATATGGATTTTCAGGTGATGGACAATAGATTCGATGATTTTCCTCATTTCGAGATAAGATAATGACTTTAATAACAGAGACTCCTAATAAAAATTGGAGAACTAGAGAAGCAGGATTTGATGAGTGGATAAAGGATAATCATCCTAATTATAATTATACTGGTACTTATGATTTAAATTTACATGAATTTCCTATGATTCAAGATTTTATAAAAGAAGGTGATGTTTCAAATATATTTACTAGTTATTATAGTGGAGAAGGTGGGGAAAATAGTCCTCCTTTTGAATTATTCCCCACTATGTATAAGGGGAAATGGAGAGATCCTGAAGACAGGAGACACTTTGGAATTTATGAAACTAAGGATGAACTAAATAGAGCTGATAATATTATTCATGAATGGTTTGGAGAGTTAGATAGACAGCAAAGAAAGTCTGTACCATTGGAAAAAACTTTGATAGAAGATATGAATAAAATAAAATGATAGGAATAATTATATGAATTATGGAAAAAAAAGATATCCTACGGATCCAGAAGGTAACATAGTTGAATTTAAAAAAGGTGGAAGTGAAGAGGATTGGGTAAGATTTGCTTTAATTGGACGAGGGATTCCTAAGGATAAGATTGATATATTGTCTCATGAAGATAGATTAAGATTATTATCATTTAGAATGGGGATAGAAATGAAAACTCACCAAGAAAAAATTGACAAAATAAAGCATGAAGAGCGTTTAGGTGAGCAAAAAAAAATAATAGATTGGATGAAAGAAGAATAAAATGACTTTGATAGCTGGAATAGTGGCGTTAATTTTAATGGTTTCATTCTTATTATATAATATAGACAGATGATATGCCAAATAAAAAAGCAAAACAAAGAAAACAAGACAAGAAGAGAAGACGAGAAGCTATAAAAGCTTACAAAAGAATTAAGAAAGGAAGAAAAAATAATGGCTAAAAAGAAAAGAGCTGATGAAATAAGGCAATTATATGATCTAGCAAATAGTTGGACTAGAAAGCAATGGGAATCTGTCAACCAAAAAGGTTATGAATTTGCTCACGATGAACAACTTAATGTTGAGGAGAAGCAATCTTTAGAGGAACAAGGAATGCCTACTTTTACAGTGAATAGAATTCTACCTGTAGTTGAAATGCTGAATTTTTATGCTACGGCAAACAATCCTAGATGGCAAGCTGTAGGTGTTGAAGGCTCTGACACAGATGTAGCAACTGTTATCTCAGATTTAGCTGCATATGTTTGGGATGGTTCCAATGGGTCGACTCTATATAATAATGCTATTAATGATTGTGTTACTAAAAGTATTGGCTATATGTTAGTAACGGTTGATAGAGATGCAGATAATGGTATGGGAGAAGTTGCATTACAACAACCCGAACCTTTTGATTTATATGTAGACCCTAAGTCTAGGGATATGCTATTTAAGGATGCTGCTTATATAATGATAAGAAAAGTTCTTCCTAAAAATCATTTGATAAGGATATTTCCCGATCATAAAAGAAAGATAGCTAATAGTAATAGTAATGAACAGCAACAAAGAACTTATTCTCAAAGACCTTTAGGGGATGATGATCAAGCTTTATTTGCTTATAATGATAGCAATGAACAAATTGGAATGGGAATAACTTCTAAAGGTGAGCAAGATCAATTAGTTGAATTCTTTGAAGTCTACGAAAAAATTAAAGTATCAAATATAAATCTATTCTATAGAATTCCACCAGATCCTAAACAATTGGAAGAAATTTCAAATCAATGCCAAGTTATGGTAAAGGAAGCTGAGCAGGAAATGCAAGTTCAATTGATGGAACAACAAAATGAAATGCAAGAAGCTGTTCAAAAGGGAGACATGCTCCCAGAAAGAATGCAATTAGAATTAGAAAAAGCTCAAAAAATGGCTCAGCAACAACTTCAATCATATCAACAAGAATGTATGAGTAAGTTGCAAACTGAAGCATCAAAGATTGAAAATCAAATTATATCTGAAAAAGAATACAATATAATACTTAAAAATGAAGAGATTGCTAAGAATATTGTAGATAGTGTTCAATTCTATACAATAAGATTAAAACAAACATGTGTAGCTGGAGATAAAGTTTTATATGAAAGTATTTTACCAGAAAGTGTCAAAGATTATCCAGTAGTTCCTTTTCACTTTAAATGGACAGGAACACCTTTTCCTATGAGCGCTGTAGCTCCTTTAATAGGTAAACAGCAAGAAATTAACAAATCTCATCAAATAATGGTTCACAATGCATCACTAGGAAGCAGTCTAAGATGGCTATATGAAGAAGGTGGTATTGATGAAGAGTTGTGGGAAAAATATTCTTCTAGTCCAGGAGCTTTACTTCCTATTAGACCTGGAATAACTCCTCCTACACCTATTCAACCTATGCCTTTGTCTAATGCTTTTTTCAGTATAGTTCAACAAGGTAAACAGGATATGGAATATTTAGCAGGAATATATAGTTCTATGATGGGAGATACATCTAGTGGATCAGAGACTTATAGAGGCATGTTAGCTATGGATGAATATGGAACACGAAGAATTAAACAATGGATGACCACTTCTATTGAACCTGCTTTAAAGCAATTAGGTCAATTAGTTTTTCAGTTTTGTCAAGCTACTTATCAAGCTAATAAAAGATTTAGAATACTGCAACCTAATGCAATACAGGAAGGAAAGACTCAAGAAATTAATGTACCTATATATAATGATATGGGAGAAGCTGTTGGTAAATCTATGGATATATCATCTATAAAATACGATGTAAAAATAGTATCAGGTTCTACTTTACCTGTCAATAGATGGGCTTATTTAGAAGAATTAAAAGAATTAATGCAGCTAGGGGTAGTAGATGACATAGCAGTATTAGCAGAAACTGATATAAGAAATAAAGAAAATATTGTTAAAAGAAAATCAATATATTCTCAATTACAAGGTCAATTGCAACAATTACAAGAAGCACTAAAAGACAAAGAAGGTACTATTGAAACCCTTGAAAGACAATTAGTTCAAGCAGGTATTAAAGGTAAGGTAATGCAAGCTGCAGTTGAGATAAATAAAAAGAAAGAAGAAGTAAAATCTGGACTAACTAAAGCTGGTGTTGTAACTAATGCTAAGATAGATAAAGAGCTATTAAAAACTCAAGCTGTGATGGATACAGTTAAAGGAAAAGCAGCTAATGATAGTAGATTATTTAATGCTAGAGCTGGTGATGTTTTACAGAATCTTAAAAATAACTTGGAAGTATCAGAGGAATCTGAGTAATATACGCAAGGAAATAACCGTAAATTAAGGAGGGAATATGACAGACCAAGAACAGAGTGGCGGTAACCCTGAAATCGGAATGACAGAAGCTGATTTAGTAACAGCTTCTGAAAAGGTGGAAGGCTCTCAAGCTTTTTTTGATGGACTTGAAAATCAAGTAAACGGTGCAATACAAGACACTGAGGCAACCCAAAGTCAAGCAAGTGGCCCCGAACAGGTAACCCACAACATAGAAGACTATGGCTCCAACAACGTGACAGAGCAGTCTAATAACGGCACAGACTGGCAAAAAAGATATACTGACAGTAGTCGGGAAGCCGTTAAGTGGAGAGAAAAGTACAAAGAGATGGAAGCTTTTGTGCCTGTTCTCGATGCAATGAAACAAGATAGTGGATTAGTAGATCATGT